GCCGAGGCGGCAGAGGGCACTGACAGCACCCGCGCAATCACCCCGTCAAGATTGAAGCACGTCCTTGATACCCGCCTTCCGGACGACATGGCGGGCAAAGTCGATCTGATCAAAAACGCACCAGAGGATATCAGTGAGCGCATTGGCAGCGGGTTTTACCGCAGAACCGGCGGTACCGGCGCAGGCTGGCCGGTGCAGGAGCAGTGGGCGTGGCAACTCTTATCACTCACCGCTGGCGGCGCAAACAACTATTTCGCAATGCAGTTTGCATGTGCATATCGAAATAACACGGTTTATTTTCGCACGACCAACAACGACGGCGGTGCCTCTTGGGCCAAGCTCTGGCACTCGGGTAATTTCGACCCTGATAGCCGCCTGAAGCTCACCGGCGGCACCCTGACCGGCAATGTCAGGATTGAACGAGCGCCGGAAGCATCGATTGAGCTTGAATGCACACACGAGAACGGGCGCAAAATCCGCATACTCAGCAATCACACGCCGAACACCGGGTTTTATGATGTGACCAATGGTGTATATCTGCTCAAGATCGACGCTAATAATCTGGTCACCATCAAGGGTTTTTTAGGTTCTGTTGCGGCCTGCGCATCTGCAACAAGCAATGCCGCGTACTGGCTGCGTGATGAGACCGGGGCGGCACGCGGCATCGTGTACTGGAACCGTGCTAATGACGTGCTCTACTTACAACGCTACAGTATCAACACTGAAACTGGGGAGTCTCAAGTCAAAGGAAAGCTGCGGATCAATGCCGACGGCACGGTCACATCGGATTATGCCGTCACTGCCCCGCTGTTCAACGGTAAAGCCAGCAGCGCGGACAAACTCAACTCATCGACAAAGATCAACGGGACAAGTTTCAACGGCACCGCCGATATCATTACATCCCGCTGGGGCGCGGAGCGCACGCTCAAGATCGGCGATAAAAGCCAGACAGTCAACGGAACGGGCAATGTCACCTGGACCCTGACCGAGATCGGCGCAGCCCCGGAAGCGCATAGTCACCCCTGGGACGCCATCAGCGGGAAACCCGTGACCGCATTACGCTGGCCGAAGTGGACTGAAGTCTCAGACAAGCCCGTCGCAATGCCTGCCACGCCGCACACACATGGCGTAGCCGATGTCACCGGGTTGCAAGCCGCGCTGGATGCAAAGCTCAGTAAAACCGGCGGCACCCTGACCGGCAATGTCAGGATTGAACAAACGCCGGAAGCATCGATTGAACTTGAATCAACACACGCGAACGGGCGCAAAATCCGCATACTCAGCAATCACACGCCGAACACCGGATTTTACGACGTCACCGGCAATCAATGGCTGTTCAGGATTGACGGCAACAACCACGCCTATCTGTCCGGTAACCTTGCCGTGACAGGCCATGCGGCTGCGTCCGTGTTCTCGGCAAGGGCGGACGCAGGGCAAAACACCGCGTACTGGTTGCGGAATGAAACCGGCGCGCGACGCGGCGTATTGCTTTGGGACCGGAACAATCATCGCGTACAGTTGAATCTCTACAACCCCAACACAGAAGCGGTTGATGGATGGCTGCGCATCAATTCCGATGGTACGGTGCAAAGCCAAAAGGCGATCAAAGCGCCCGCGTTTGACGGCAATGCGACCAGCTCCGACAAACTGAAAACAGCACGCAAACTGAAGATCGGCGATTCCGAGAAATCGTTTGATGGCACAGGTGATCTCACCTGGACGCTGGCAGATATTGGTGCAGTCGCATCCAGCCAATACACCTCCAGCAAAGGCGCAAACGGCTGGATGAAGCGCCCGGACGGGATCATTGAGCAGTGGGGGATTTACCTGATGGCGACCAGCAGCGAGATTACCCGCAACGTGACCTTCCCTATTGCATTTCCGAACGCATGTTTGAATGTGACGCTCTCGGATATCAACCCTGCGGTATCCAATAAAAACGCCTATGACATGGTGTCCCAGGTGAACCACAATTCAATCAGCAAAACCGGATTCTCCGTATTTATCCAAGGCCCTGCCAGCGGCAGCTTCAACTGGCACGGCATGTACTGGCGCGCCATCGGGCATTGACCAACAGGAACACAACATGAGCACCTATTTTTACAGCGCCGCTACCGGCGGGTTTTATCTCACACAATTGCACGCCACAATACCGAGTGATGCAGTCGAAATCAGCGCCGAGACTTATGCCGCGCTGCTTGACGGACACTCGAAGGGCATGGACATCGTGGCCGATAACAATGGCTACCCGGCCCTGCACGCGCCCGAACTTCCGCCCGCACCGGAGCCTGCGCCCATTATCAGCAACCTGGCTTTCGACCTGCGTTTTACCTTGGATGAGCTCGTGGCCATTGACCTTGCGAGCATTGATGACACTGTCGCGCCGATTGAACAACGCACCGCCGCCGCCGCGCTGCGCGTGACCCAGGAGCGCGCAAAAAAAGCCGCATTCATCGATCTGAGCGACCCTGTCACCCGTACTGGCGTCGAACAGATGGAAGCCTTGGGCCTGCTTGCACCAGGCCGCGCGACGGAAATTCTCGACACCCCTATCCAGCAAGGCGAGCGCCCGGGCAAAGTGTAGATGATGCTGCATTATGTAACAGGCCAAATAACATAACGCGGTCAATGACAACGGCGGCGCGCATCGCGACCATGCGTACATGCCTCATCTGCATGAAACCCGCCGCCGACTGTCCAACCTGATCCGCCTGGGGACTATCCTCGTGGTCGATCACGGACGTGCACGCTGCCGGGTGCAGACCGACGGCAATCAAACCGACTGGTTGCCGTGGATCACCCCGCGTACCGGCCTGTCCATCGAATGGAGCGCGCCAGGCGTGGGTGAGCAGGTCATCGTGCTCAGTCCCGAGGGCGAGCTGACCGGCGCGGTGGTATTGCGCGGACTGTATTGCACCGCATTCCCGCCGCCGTCGAATGTCGCAAACGCGCATGTGCGCGTGTATCCCGATGGTGCGGTGATCGAATATGACCATGCCAGCCACGCCCTGACCGCCGTGTTGCCCGCTGGCGGCACGGCGGTCCTGACCGCAACTGGCGGCATCACCCTCAACGGCCCGCTGACGGTCAACGGTGACACCGCCCTCAACGGCAATGCCGCCGTCAGCCAGACCCTGACCGCGCAGACCGATGTGATCGGTGCTGGCGTGAGCCTCAAGGGCCACGTCCACGGCGGCGTCAAGGGCGGCCCGGACAGCACCGGCCCGCCGCAGTAACCCACACAAGCGAACGCCCCGGCTGCGCAAACAACCGAGGCGTTCTACACCAACCCCTTAACCAAACTAAGGAGCCATGCGTGGCTGATTTTATCAAGACTTTTCATGAGATTTGGCAAATGTCAAAAAAGCTTTCCACAGCGCGCTTTTTCGCCATCTGGCTGCTTGGCCTGATTTATGTCATCCGCTGGTGGTAGCCAGTCGTACATAAGCGAACGCCCCGACCGCTGTAACGGGCGAAGTATATCGGCATTATCCGGGAAATACGCATCATGATCACAAAACTGTCCACCTGCCGCTTTGCGGCAATTTGGCTGATCGGATTGATTGCAGCTATTGCGTACCTGTGTGGCGGCGTCTCGTCCCTGATTGCTGCGATTCGTGGGTAATGGCATGAACGGCATGCACGCCACCACCGGCAAACCGCTTTCGGGCACGGCGCATCTGGTGCAATCGGTGGCCGACATTTTGACCACGCCCATCGGCACCCGGATCATGCGCCGCGATTACGGCTCACGCCTGCCCGAGCTGATCGACCAGCCGTGGAACGGAGCCAACCTGGTGCGCATGTACGGCGCGATTGCCACCGCCCTGCACCGCTGGGAACCGCGCCTGAACCTCACGCGCCTGACGCTGCACCCGGAGACCACACCCGGCCGCGCAACCCTGGAACTGACCGCCCGCATCCGCCATTCCGCCCCCGGCAATACCCACCTCACCGTCCCCCTGTTGTTCCACCCCACCTGAGACTTTCTCCATGAGCGATTACCATCACGGCGTCCGCGTTGTTGAAATCAACGACGGCACCCGCACCATCCGCACCGTGTCCACCGCCATTGTCGGCCTTGTCTGCACCGCGCCCGATGCCGATGCGGCCACCTTCCCGCTGAACCGCCCGGTGCTGTTCACACGCCTGGCCGAGGCCATGGGCAAGGCGGGTACGACCGGCACCCTGCTGCCGACCCTGCGCGCCATTGCCGACCAGGCCGATCCGCTGACCGTGATTGTCCGCGTGGCTCCCGGCGAGAATGCGGCCAGCACCAACAGCAACGTCATTGGCAACGTCACCGGCGGCAAATACAGCGGCCTTCAGGCGCTGCTCTCGGCTGAGGCCGTGTTGGGCGTCAAACCGCGTATCCTGGCCGTGCCGGGGCTGGATACCGAGCCGGTGGCCAAGGCCCTGGCCGTGGTTGCCGAGAAACTGCGCGCGATGGCTTATGCCAGCGCCGTGGGGGGCACCAAGGAAGCCGCCGCCCAATACCGCGATAAATTCGGCGCGCGTGAATTGATGCTGATCTGGCCGGATTTCACCGCGTGGGATACCACCACCAATTCCGAACAACCCGCATTCGCCACTGCGCGGGCCGTGGGCCTGCGCGCCAAAATCGACCAGGCGCAAGGCTGGCATAAAACCCTCTCGAATGTCGCCGTCAACGGCGTGACCGGGCTCACCAAGGATATTTATTGGGATCTGCAAAACCCCGCGACCGACGCCGGGTATCTCAACAGCCACGACGTCACCACACTGATTCGTTCCAACGGATACCGCTTCTGGGGCAACCGCACATGCAGCGACGAGCCACTGTTTGCGTTCGAATCGGCCACGCGCACCGCACAGGTACTGGCTGACAGTATTGCCGATGCGCTGATGTGGGCGGTCGATAAACCCATGCACCCGACACTGGTACGCGACATTATCGAATCGATCAATGCCAAATTCCGGGAATTAAAAGGGCTGGGTTGCATCATCGATGCCAACGCCTGGTATGACGATTCGATCAATACCAAAGACACTCTCAAGGATGGAAAACTCTATATCGACTACGACTTCACCCCCGTCCCGCCGCTGGAAAACCTCACCCTGCGCCAGCGCATTACCGACCGTTATCTCCACGATTTCGCCACCGCCGTCAACGCATAAGGAACCCACACCATGGCCCTCCCACGCAAGTTAAAAAACCTCAACCTGTTCAACGATGGCAATACCTATATCGGCCAGGTCGTTGAACTCACCCCGCCCACGCTGACCCGCTCAATGGAAGATTATCGTGGCGGCGGCATGTCCGGCCCCGTGAAAATCGACAACGGACAGGAAGCCATCGAGTTTGAATGGAAATGCGGCGGCCTGATGCGTCAGGTGCTGTATCAATACGCCGCCAATCGGCATGACGCGGTGCAGCTCCGTTTTGCCGGTGCTTATCAACGCGACGATACCGGCGCAGTGGATGCGGTCGAAATTGTTGTGCACGGACGCCATAGTGAGATCGGATTTGGCACCGCCAAGGCCGGGGATGATACCGAGTTCAGCGTCAAAACCCAGTGCAGTTATTACAAGCTCACCGTCAATGGATTTACTGACATCGAGATTGACCTGGTGAACATGATTGAAATCGTCGGCGGTGTGGATCGCTTGGCCAACGTCCGCCGCGCCATCGGCGCATAGCCACCACAACAAGCGAACGCCCCGGCAGTTTGCCGCTGCCGAGGCGTTCTACACAAACCCCTTATCTACCCTAAGGAGCCATGTATGCCGGATTTTATCCTGAAAACCGGATTGCCACTCATCTTGAAACTGATTTCAAACATGAAACATCTGGAAAACGCACCCAACACCCGGCGGATGATCTGGGGTTTCATTCTGGTTGCGCTGTGGTACGGATTGCCCGCGCTGATTTCGTCCGTCCGCTGGTGGTAACCCATCACCACACATTTTCCCCAACCGAGCACCATCATGAGCAAACACACCTTCATCCCCGCCACCACTCCTACCGTGACCCTGGAAGAATCCATCACCCGCGGCGAGCAGACCATCACCGAGATTTCCCTGCGCAAGCCCAATGCGGGCGAGCTGCGCGGGGTGTCATTGATGGAACTGGTACAACTGGACGTGTCCGCACTGCACAAAGTGCTGCCGCGCATCACCGCGCCGACCCTGACCGAGGCCGACATCAGCCAGTTGTGTCCGGCTGACCTGCTTTCGATTGGGGCCGAAATCGCCGGTTTTTTCTCACGCAAGGATGCGCCCTCCCAGATTGCGTAGAAGACGCCATGGCCGACATTGCCGTCATTTTCCACTGGCCCCCGTCCGAGATGGAACACTGGACGCTCGATGAACTCATGCACTGGCGCGAGCGTGCGCGCGTGCGCAGCGGGGAGAAATGATGCTAATGTGTGGACATGGGCGACTTCCTGCTGACCGCGATCATCATCACCGTGTTTGTGCTGGGGATGTTGTTTTTCATTGGCCTGTGCCTGTCCCTTCCCGGCATCATTCGCGGCATCCTGGGCACCGATTCGCACTCGGTGCAGCGGCATGTGCGTCAAGCGCTGGAAGACGCGGAGATCAGGGTTGTAAAGGAGGAGCCCGACGGTTTCGACAGTTCCGATTACAAGGATTACCTGCGCTGGCGGCGCGCCAACCGTCAGCGGCTTTACCGGGAACTGGACGAAGAACTCAATGCCGCTGCGGAGCGGGCCGAGCATCGCCCGCTTTCACGCCTCAAGCGCAGCGAAGCGCGGATCAGCAAACGCGGGAAGTAGCAAACTTCGGTACCGGGGTGCGTCATGGCTGACATGCGCCTGCAAATCGTCCTGGGCACGATCGACAAGGCCACCGCGCCCATGCGCAAGATTCTGGGCGGCAGCCAGGCCATGAGCGAGAGCCTGAAAAACAGCCGCGCGGCGCTGAAAACCCTTCAGGACACCAGCAAGAACATTTCAAGTTTCCAGAAAACGCGGGCCGAGCTGAAAAGCATTTCCCGCCAGTACGATGAAAGCACCTCACGTCTTGGCATACTGCGGACCCAGTTGGAAGCCCAGCGCGAGACCCAGCGGCAAATGGCCGGGCAGGTCAGAACTGCACGGGATTCATTTAAACTCCTGACCCAAGAAATGGCCCGCGCCAAGGTGCCCAGTGAAACCCTGCACCGCACCTACCAACAGCAGAAAGCTGAACTGGACAAGCTCAATGCCAAATACAACGGCAGCCAGAGAGCGCTGAACAGCTACAAACAGCAAATCAAAAACACCGAGCAGGCAAGCAAGAAACTGGGGGAGAAACAGACCGATCTGAAGGACAAGCTGGATCGGGTCAAGACCACGCTGGAACGCGCGGGGATCGGTACCGCGCAGATGGCCACCCGCCAGCGCGCCTTGCGCGGTGAGATGGCCCAGGCCAACACCCAGATTGAGAAACAGGCCCAACGCCTGAACAAGCTGACCGCCGCCCGCGAGCGCGCCGAGAAGCTCCATGCAGGCGGTAGGCGCATGGTGGAAACCGGGCTGAGCATGGCTTACGGTGGCCGCCGCGTCCTCAATGCAGGCATACACGCGCTGGCCCCTGGCCTGGCCTTCGACAAATCGATGTCCGGGGTGCAGGCGCTGACCGGGTTGGACAAGGACGATCCCGTCTTCCAACAGCTCCGCGACAATGCCCGTGACCTGGCCTCGCGCACCAAGTTCAATCCCGCCCAGGTGGCCGAAGGCCAGCAATTTCTGGCCAGGGCCGGATTTAGCCCGGAAGCCATCCTGAGCACCATGCCATCCATGCTCAATATTGCCATTGCAGGTGATATCGACATTGAAAGGGCCTCCGACATCGTCTCCAACATCAGTTCGGCATTTGGCATTGACCCCAAAGACGCTGCCGCGATGACTCAGTTGACCGATCAGTTGAGCACCGGCTTCAGCAACGCCAACGTGGATTTAAACCAACTGGGCGAGACGATGAAATACTTTGCCCCGGTCGCCAAGGCCGCAGGGATCGATACCTCTACCTCGATTGCGATGGCAGGAATGCTGGGCAATATCGGCATCCAGGGGTCGGATTCGGGGACGGCGCTGCGCTCGATGATCACGCGGCTGGCCGCGCCACCGGCGGAAGCGCAAAAAGCCTTGCGCAGTCTGGGTGTGTCCACCAAGGACAAAGACGGCAACATGCGCAACATCGTGGAAATCATGGCGGGCATCGATGACGCTTTCAAACGGAAGGGGACGGGAGATACTGATCGTCTGGATTATCTGAAAAAGATTTTCGGCCAGCGCGCCATGGCCGGAGGATCCGATCTGACCCAGCGCATGGCCGACGCCATGGGCGATGGTGGATTTGCGGCATATCTGGATATCATCCAGAACAGCGAGGGCAACGCGGAAAAGATCGCCAAAGTCATGGCCGACAACCTCACCGGCGATTGGAACAACCTGATCTCGGCGTATCAGGACGTCATGCTCTCGCTGAATGATGCAGTCGGCCCCACGTTGCGGGAACTGACCCAATCCGTCTCCGCGCTGTTGCTGCGCCTCAATGTCTGGATCAAGGACAACCCGCGGCTGGCCAAAGTGCTGGGGTTGGCGGCGCTGGCCGTGACCGGTCTGGTCACCGCATTGGGCGCGCTGGCGATGACCGGCGGGATTGCGCTGATGATGCTCTCGCATACTTACAAGGCATTGCTCCTGCTCAAGAGCGGTTTCGTGTGGGCAGTCAAAGGCGCATGGTGGCTGGGGAGTCGGGCATTGATCATGCTCTGGAAGGGTCTCATGCTGACGGCCAAAGGCGCGTGGTGGCTGGGGAGTCGTGCGTTGATCATGCTCTGGAAGGGTCT